TGAAAATATATCACCATAGTTTACTTTACTTTCATAAGCAACAGTTAATGATAAGTCAATTAGGCCTAGTTTATCTTCTAAACCATCAACAATTTCTACGTCTTGTATATTGTAATCAACAAATGATTGAAAGTCTTTTGTATACCATTCTTTAAATGTATCATAAGGCATTTCATCTTTACCACGGCCAAGTTCTAACTCACCGATAAAGTCAAGTTTGTAACTCTCTTGCCTTTGTGGTATAAACCATTTGTATAAATCTAAGTAATCTAAATTAGTAATACCATATAAAGTATATACTGTTTGAGGTCTACCTCTTACAACTATTTCTTCCCTATGGATTAAGTTCCAAGGCGACATCTTATTGGCCACCTTATCACCAGCAATCATCTTAATTCTATTCATCAAGTAAGGTAAATCAAAAAACTTTGTATTCCAACCAGTAATAACATCTGGATAGTTCTTAATCCAAAACTTCATAAACTCAAACAATAGTTGATTTTCGTTTTTACATTTAATGTATGTTAAGTCAGTTCTAGTTGTTTTGTAATCACCAACACCCCAAGTAATAATTTGTTTGTTAGATTGATTTTTAACAGTAATACAAAGTAGTTCTTCAATAGGATTTTCTACATCAGGAAAACCACTTTCACAGGCCGTTTCTATATCAAGTGTTACTATCTTAATGTAATCTTTGTCCCATTGTATATCTTCAGGATGTTCCTTACCAATATATTGATAATGGTATCTTTCTAATCCGTAAATAGGTGAGTTTTGAGTTACAACATCTCGTCTAAATCTACGAGCAGAGTCTATGTCTTTAAATGTGATTGGTTTTAAATACTGGCCTTGTAAGTTTTTATATTCAGTTTCTTGTTGTGTTAAAGCATATAAAGTAGGACCAAAGTCTATTTTTTCTTTATAGTCTTTGCCTCCGTGTATGCCTCTAACAAGGAGTTTACCCTTGTGTTCAATTACTGATTTATAAAAATTCATACTATAAGTCTTTTAATAAAGTTGCTATTAAACCATTGTGTTTTTGTGTTAGAGTTATCTGACAGGATAACCTACTTTGTTTTGGTTTATATTCAGGCTCGTATTCTAACAATTCTATTTCAGCCGTTTCTTTAGGAATAGGCTCATAAAATCTTTCATCAATATGTACGTGACAAGTGGCACAAGCACAACTACCACAACAATCTGCTGGTATTTCTGGTATAGCAGTCTTTGAATAATCTCTAGCAGCTTCCATCAAAGTTGTTCCTTCAGGAACGTCAACCGCTATTTTTGATCCATTACGGACAAAATAAACAGTTATCATATTACAACTTCGGTATTTTAGTTTCTGTTATTAAACCTGGTGTTGTTAAAATGCTGCTTGTATTTTGTTGATAAGATTTTAGTATCTCATCTTTTGGATCAACCATAGAAATTACATTTTGAGATTTAACTTCTATGTCATCACTTTTAGAATATGGACTATACAAAGTCATCATTAATTGAACAGGTTTACCTGGCCCTTGTTGATGAGGTATAATCACAAATGCTTTATTTAGTTTTGTTTTTTCATTATCTACATTAGATACTTTAGCGATAATATCTTCGCCTGTAGATAGTCTTAGTATTTTCACGTCTGACATAATATTTCTCCTTATTATTTAATATAACACAAATTGACTTATTTGTCAATGTTGTTTTCTTTGTCAACAGGTCTTAGTCTCTTACTTAATACGAAAGTTCTATTAGGGTTGACACTTACATTCATCTGTCGCATTAAATCTCTATTAATTAATAAATCTGAACCTGATCTCGGTCTTGCGTCTAAACCAACTTCTATATCTTTATAAGTAAATCCATTAAAAGTAATATCCATTAAAACTGTAGGTCTTTTTTCAGACGGCTCTTCACCATCAGCGTTTGCTCTATAAACTTCACTTGTACCGTGTCTTGGTTTAGAAAAGGTTTTACCATTATACTTCCATTTAATTGAAGTTTTACTTTCTTCTAATATTTCATCAGCGTGTAAAGCACAAGCTTTAGTTCCATTACCTGTATCAAACTTAGCTCTAACTTTTCCAATATCATTTAGATCAACTGTTTCTAACCAACCACATTCACTAGCGGCCTGTCTATCCCAATGACTTCTTTTTGAAACCCAATCTATTAAACGATAAACAAGTTTTTCACCTGTAACATCATTTCCTGGTTCTGGTTCTGAATAATAATCTTTGTAAGTGTATTCTTTATAGTTAGCACCTGTACCTGGACTACCATTTACTTCTAACACATATGGTTTACCTTTGTAAATGATGTGGTCAACTCCAACAAGATATGCTTTTGAAGCTCTACTTGCTTTTAAAATAATTTCTTTTTCTTCTTCATTTAATTTGTAAGGTTCTGCTGAACCACCTCTATGTATGTTTGACCTAAAATCTTCTTTAGAGTGTATTCTTTTTGTAGAGGCAAATATCTTATTATCTACGACAAATGTTCTTATATCAAAAGGTATGTCCATAAACTCTTGTAATAATACTTCTGCATCGTGGTTCCACAACGCTTGTACTGTAGATACTAAAGATTCATAACTTTCAACTTTAACAACTCCAATACCTTGTGTACCTGTAAGTGTTTTTAATATAACTGGAAACTTACCACCAACTAATTTATGAGCGTCATCTAAGTTTTTTTCGTTTGATACAAAGGCAGTCTTTGGTGTAGGTATACCAAACTTCTCAAATAATAATGCTGTTGTTAATTTGTTATCACAAGTCAACATAGCTGCTCTTGTGTTTAACATAAACGCTGATGAGTTTTGAAATGCTGATAATAATGATAGGCCAGCCTCATCTTCAATAGAGCCTGCTCTTGTAATACAAACAGTATCTTTACCTACAAAGGTATGTTCACTATCTTTACCGTCATAGTTATAAACTGTTAATGTGTTTTTATCTTCGTCTTTTGCTGTGATGATTGCGTGTTTTGTATTAATGACTATACACTTAAAGCCTTTTTTTTCACAGGCTTTTTGTATAAAGGAAATGGTACGTTCTTTTTTAGGGACTTCACCAGCCTTTTGCTTTTTAACATTTGGATTTGATTTCGTAATAATCGCAACCGTAATTGGATTATCTTTACGTTCAATATCTTGTTCTGTTAAAAAATCTTTAAACTTCGGTACTTGCATCTTCGCTATCTTTTACGGCTTCTTTAGTTTCAATTTTCTTTCCAATATTATATTTAGCTGATAGCGTCCATTCTTTTTTTTCTTTAAAAGGTAAAACTTTAATTTGGCTTAATGGTGCTTTGTTTTCAGCTTCTTCTGGTTTTACTATATTAATTAAATTCCAATCTTGTAAAAGAATAGCAATTGTATTTCTTCTTTGAATATCATTTTCCACCAATGTGGCTTTCTTACCATCTAAAGCAAATAATTCTTTAAAATGTGTAATAAAATATTTACCTTGTTTGTGTAAAATATGACACGATTGATAAAGTGTTTTGTCTTTTCGGGACGCTACACCAATTCTAGTCAAAGTCTCTCTAACTTTTAGGAAGTCGTCTGGTTGTTTGATTGTTACCTCAAGCATACTTGCAGGCGACCATTGTATTTCTTTGTCACTCATCTCTTAATTCTCCCGCCTTTAAATAAGGCCTCTTTTATATTTTCAACTTGTTCGTCTTTTAGTATGTTGAGCGCTTGTTTTGCTTTCTCATTACTATATCCATAATATTCCTTAACATACTCTAAATTCTTCAATTTGGCTTGTGATAACCATTTGCCACCAAATCGCTTCTTTTTTCTAATACTATTTATCAAAAAATGAAACTGTATTTTCTTATCTAAAAAGTGATAACCATTCATTTCATTAGCAGCCGCTATACAGTCATAATGCATTGATAAACACTTATTAATAATGAACGGTGGATACTTCTTTTCCCACGTTAAATCATCTGTGTCTAACAGGTTTTGTTTTGTGAAGTTAATAGCGTTTAAATAATCTTTCAATTCGTACATAATAATTCTGGAGCGGACAACTGGATTTGAACCAGCGACCTAATCGTTGGCAACGATTCGCTCTACCCCTGAGCTATGCCCGCCTAATTTCATTTTCTTTTTTTGTTTCTACCCATATACCATTTACCAGGCTCGTAGTTCCAACGTTTACCGTGGTGGCCTCGTATATCAGCATACCACATTCTTAATTTTACTATTAGTTTTCTAAAAAATGTTCTTCTAGCCATTCTATTCTTTTTATTTAAATTTACAACTCGCCATTATTTCTGTAAGGCAGGCGACCATATTTATCTCCTGGTCGGCAACAAATGCTGATTTATATTGATAACCAGCCAGTATTAATATTGCTTGAGGTATAGATTTAGAATCTAATGAAGTGTAAAGAACATCATAGATAGTCCTAAAAAGAAAAGAGGCCTCTTTGTCCAAGTTTTGAACAACCCATTTTCTCATATCATTAAATCTTTTATCTTTTAATGATACTATAAGTTCTTTGGTATTGGCT